GTCCCTCGGCGCACCCATTCCGATCGCCGTAAGAAACGGCGTGCTCTTCCATCCGATCTCTTTGATCGTATTCCAAAACTCCATCCCAGACTTGCCGAACGCTTCGTCGGAGCTGATGAGTCCATCTCTGATAGTTGGCATCTCTTTCTCCTTTTAATAAATTTTGGCGAGGTAGGCGAGCTTCTCCTCTTGACTGATCTCGCCTTTGTTGATTCGGCGCGCCATTTCGCCTCTGTCGATAGCGCTGCCACCCTTGCCGTGGACTACGTCATATTCGTCATCCTGCGGCGCCTTATCCTTGAAGTATTTGAGATAGACGTTTTCGATCCCCGTAGGGTTAAAATTTTTCTCCAAATACCCCTTGTTCTTCTCGTCGAGCTCAAACATCTTGTCGAGGACTTTTTGCATATTGAAGTCCCCGTATTCCTTTTTGAAATCCGTTTCGAGCTCTTTTAATTGCCTCTCCTGCTCCATCGCGCGGAAGTTTTGATACTCCTCGTCGCTTAGCACCTTGCCCCCGTCGCCCTCTTTCTTGCCGGACTCCGTGCCTTTGTTCGGTTCCTCTTTTATGGATTTGATGTCGCGAGGTGCAGCGGATTTTTTAGACTCGCCCCCTGCGTCTTTGGCGGGTTCCCCCTTACCGTCTGCGACAGCCGCAGCGGCTGGATCTGTTACGCCCTCGTCCAAATCGTCATCATAGATATCTGGATCCATCTCTACTCTCCTTCCTTACTTGCTTTACCGCCCAAATTTGAAAGATCCTCGTTCGCTTTCGCGTCGGACTTTTTGTCGCCCGCATTACCGTCCTTGTCGGACTTTTTATCCTCGGCCCCTACGGCGGCCCACTCCTCGGCGCTGAAAATTTGCACCTCAAGCCCCGTTTCATCCTTGCGTCTTACGATTACGTCGCCGATCTTTCCGTCTGAGATCTGCCCCGTGTTTTTGCCGTTTGAAAACACCATCAGCCCATTGGTGGCCATATGGGTAATCGTGCCGAGCACCACATAGTCGCTTTTTTTTCATAGCTTTCTCCTTTGAAAATTTTTAATGATTCTATTTCTGCGCATCCTAAATTTTTTAAACTCGATTTTCATCTCAAATCCCGCCGTTTAGCAGTGCCGCGCGATCCAGCTCGTCGTCGCTCGGAGGGTGTTCGTCCCTATCAGGGACGTCCTGCGCCTCGCCGCCCTCATCATCGGCTGCGTCCTGCGCCTGCTGTGCCGCCTGTAATTGGGCTTGCTGGAGCGCTTGCATCTGCGCCATAGCCTCGTCGATCGCCTCAATAGGCGCGTTTTCGCCTAGGATCAGAGTTAGAACTTCTTTGATAATCTCCCCTGAGATAGCCGGGGTTGCCATATTCGCCTGCGCCAAGACCTGCATTAGCGAGTTGAGCTGTCCGATCTTGACTTCGTTTGCGATGGTGGTGCCGAAATTTACGTTGACGTCGAAATCAAGCGGCGCGCTGCGATCGCCTATCTTTTCGATGATCTGCGGATCCTCCGTAATCCGCACAAACTCCTCGTCGCTCGTAAATTTGTATATGAGCCAGACGAAATGTTCGGCGTAGCTTTGCAGCATCGTATCGAGCAGAGTTTGAAGCATACTCTCTATCCTCGTGCCGGAAGCCGAATTAACCGCTTGAAGCGCGCTCGTAGCCCTGCGATCGCTCGGGCTGGTTTGCCCCGTCATTACGCTGTTTACGCCCGTCGCGATCTCGTATTCGTTCTTTAGCATCGCGATCTCTTCGCTTAGCCCATACGTGCCGGGCTCACTCATTACGGTGATGACATCCTTAACCGTCCTACCCGGTCCCGGGCTTGTGCGGATAAATTTCTTTCGAGCCGTGATGTCGCTGATCGCTACGCTACCCGCGTCTTTATCGATAGCGTAGGGCGGATCGATCTGGTTTTCGGTGATGTCGATCTTTTGGTTACGCTTGATGTTGTATTCCTCTTGCAGTTCCCAAACGATCTCGGGGATGCACGAGCCGTATATCGCTATCTCATCCTCGCGCTCGTCCTCGTTTATGCTAGGCGTGGTTTCGATGCAGTATCCGTAGTGAAACGGCAGGCGGGAGAATGTCGCTTCGCGCACGAGAGTGCCGTTTGCATAGGTTTTGAGCTTCCATACGATCCGCCCCTGCTCGCGGCTTTTGACATACAGATCTCGCATCGCTATGCGTTCGCTGCCTGCCGTGGTCTGCGCGATCACGTTTCTGTCTTTGGATTTGTAAAATTTGCGCTCCAGCTTCTCTCTGATCTCTCTTGCCGATTGGTTGTATTTGTAGGCTACGTATTCGATGTCGTTGATGTCGCTTGCGTGGCGATCAAACGCTAGATCGGTGATCGGGATAAATTTCGTGCGGATCTGCGCGGCAGTCTTGTCGTAGAAAAGATTTACTATGCCTAGCGGCAGATACAGCGCGCTAAGCACGGCTTTGGATAGCCCTACGCGGTGCTCCTTTTTTTTCCAATAGTTTTTTAGCACCGCGGTAAGCGCGTTTTGCAGGATCATATCGTGCTCGCTTCGCAGCCCTACCCTTTTTACTTCGATCGGGCAGCGGTCGCTCATAAAGCTGGTTTTGAATACGCTATGGATGATATTTACGGTAGTTTTTACGAGCGGGATGTAAAGCTTCGAGCGGCTTCGCTCCGCGCTCTTGCGCTTGCTCGTGCGGTTATCCTCTTTGTAGATCGCGCGATACGCTCGCTCGCAACGCAGAAATCTCTCCTCCTGCTCCTCAAGGTCGCTAAAAGCACGAGTGATTAGCGAATAATCTTCGTCGTTTGGCATTTTCTACTCCGCAAAAGGGCGTATCCTGCAAGGATTTGACCCTATTTTTTGGATAGCTTATTCCCCCGCGTCCTAATTTTTCTATACTGCGATTTGCTTTTTTGTATCTTTTTTGATACAATTACTGCCATGAAAAGAGTTAAGGCTGTTTTTTACGAAAGCGGAAGCGGCAATATGCCCGTTCGCGAGTGGTTGTTGAGTTTGGATAGAGAGGATCGCAGGATCATAGGAGAGGATATTGCGACGGTGGAATTCGGCTACCCGATCGGGATGCCCGTGTGTAGAAGTTTAGGAAATGGACTTTATGAGGTGCGCAGTGATATTTCGGACGGAAAGATCGCAAGAGTGATTTTTATCATGAAGCGCGGGTATATGGTGCTGCTTCACGGCTTCATAAAGAAAACGCAAAAGACGCCGAAGCAGGATATCGATCTGGCGGCAAAAAGAGCAAAGGAGATAGTATGAAACTAGAAAATTTAAGTTCGTTTGATGATTTTTTGAAAGAGGATGGGCTTTACGAGCAGACGAAGGCCGTGGCGATAAAGCGCGTCATAGCTTATCAGATTGAAGAAGAGATGAGGGCTCAAAACATTACGCAGACCGAGCTCGCGCAGCGTATGAATACCAGCAGAGCCGTCGTATCTAGGCTCTTGAATCCGAAAAACGGCTCTCTTACCCTAAGCACCTTAAGCTCTGCGGTAAGCGCGCTAGGCAAAAAACTAAGCCTATCTATCGTTTAAATTTGCGGGACGGGCAAGCGGGCTTATCTGCCCTCGTAGCCGTCGTCATCATCGTCATCATCCATAGCGCCGTAGCTATATCCGCGCGCTTTTTCCTTGCGGTCTTGATAGCTATCCATCTCTAGCGTGCGGGTTTTGTGGCTTTGCGGATCGTAAACCTCGACTTCGACTTTGCCGCTGTATGTCTTTCTGATGCTTTGAACCTCTACGTCTTTATATCTTCCGTCGCCGTAGTCGAATATCTCTATGTCGCGCCCGGAGCGGACGAGATTTCCCTTGCCGATCTCGACGTAGCTTCCGCTGTCCCAGTCGTAGCCGTCCCATGCCAAACACGCCGCAGCAGCAGCGCAAAAAATGATTAAAGCTCTCATTCCCATCACCTCGCAAAAGAGATAAATAATAGTCCTATTATACCACAAATCGCGATCGCGCCGTAGCTGATATGTCTTTCGTTGCCCTCGTCCAGCTCGATCATCCTCCATGTCTCAAGACCCCAGAATAAACACCCAAGCGTTAGGATATAGGTAAGCAGCAGCCAGTCGCCTCTAGCCAAAAACATTGAGATCAGAAATAAAAATATCGCCCCCGATTTTTTGCCGCTTTCAAAGGCGGTTTGCGATAGAAATTTGATAAATTTTATATCAAGCTTCTTGCCTATTACGTCCAGCAACGCCAAAATTACAAGAGAAACTACGAGGACGACCGCAAGGCTTCCTATATGATACCACGGGCTTATATAGGAACTTTCGTCAAAACCGTCGTAATCGGGCATAAATATCCTTGCTTTCTAAATTTAAGCCGGCATTGGGCGGCTATTCATCTACCTTAGCGTCCTCGGTGAAGAGTAGATCAAGCCTATAAAATCCGCCCTCGACCCCTCCTAGGGTTTGATCGATTATATCTTTATCGATCGCCACTCCATTTTTTATAGGTTGTTTCTTCGCTATTTTTTCAAGCAAAGAATCATAGGTCGCAATCTTATGCTTTGTCGAGGCCTCAAAATTTACCAATAGATATTTATACTCCTCGTCGCTAAGATAATTAAACTCCGATCTAGGGATCAGGGCGCGAATATCTTTCATAAATTTTTTAAGATTATCAGTCTTTACGACCTTGCCGCTTTCATATGACATCTTTGCCGAGCGCCAAAATTCCATCTGCATCTTTTGCGCCGGAATCAGCGCCGTCCTTATAGACTTAAAAACCCTATCGCGCTCACCACTGTTCTTTTGGTTTCTGTAAAAGCTCCAAAAATCATCGTGCATCTTTTGGGTCAAAAATCCATCTGCCGCTGCCGTCGTTCGGATTATGTATTTTACGTCGTCCTCGGTGATCTCTTGTGCAAAAAGCGCACTGTTTATAAGTATTGATAGCGCTAAAATAATCTTTTTCATTTTAAAAGACCTTCATATCTACAGAAAACCTACAAATAACCTTTCCGATTAGCTTCAAATTTTCAACTTCGTCGTCTTTTAGCACTATATCTTGATAGAAAGCATTAAGTGATGTTAGTTTAACGCTGTTGTGCAACTTGTCGCGCAAAAATTTTTTAACATATACGTCCCCAAATAAATTCGCTATTACTATATCGCCGTTCTTTATGTCTGCATTTGCATCTATTAGTATTATATCGCCATCCCTCACAAAAGGCTCCATGCTGTCCCCACTAACCTTTATCATATCATAGGTGCGTTTAGCCGTTTCTATACCAAAAACAGATTTTAAAAATGCCCGCCCCACATTTAATACCTCAAAATTTTCGTCATCGTTGCCGCTACCGTAGCCTGCGCTGGCGGTTACATTTTCAAAATATCTTAGTAGCGTTTGTCCGTGCTGTGCTCTAAGCACATCTATATCTAATTTATATTCCCTGCCCTCTTGTTTTGCCTTGTTATATTTTAACAACTCTGCATCAAATATCTTCTCACTGGATCCCGCTACTATTAATTCATATTTTTTAGGCAGGCTGTTTCTCTGCTTCCAATTTCTTACGGCAAAAACCGAAATTCCCAATTTGTTTGCCAACTCCTCATCTGTAGATACCTCGTAGATTTCCTTTAAGACCATAACTTTTTCTGTCCCAGTCATCTTATCAACTCCTTCCTCATTTAAAACGAATTAAATATCTTGACAATTAATCCAAAAAGAGTTATAATTGGATTAAAAAAGAATGAGTTTTTTTAAAAACTATGCAAATTATACCATAATTTTTAAAAGTCATTAAAAAGTATAGAGGCGGAATATGAAAGGAATTATGAGAGAAGACCTTCTCTATGAGTATTTACAACTTTGCGCAAATTTACAATTTTCTACAAAATTTATGTCGGGCTGGGTCGCGATAGAAAAACTCCCCAATGGTCTTCTAGAAATAGAGACAAAAAATACGGATATCTTTAGCGATATACCGGCTCCGATAGCCGACAAAAAAGAAACGTTGCGTTTAAAAAGGCGTATTGCGATGGTTGCTGCGGCTGCCGCAAATCATCAAAACCCCTCCGGACTAATCGGGCGAGTCCTTAAGCTTTCATAGGAGCATCTAATGTCGAAACATTACGTCCTGCTTAGCACCCTTAGCACCCCGGCGCAAAGAGCCGAGGCGGTGAGGCTTGATAACTCCCTCAAGCTCGGCGAGTTTTGCGAGCTGCTTCATACTTCGCGCCACCTCTACAACCGGGCGAAAGATGGACAATACCCTTTCTTGCTTGAATGGGCGTATGCGCTTAAGGAAAATTTGCACGTCAATATCGATTGGCTCAAAAGCGGCGTCGGTCCGATCTACGAGATCGAATTTACCGAGGATATGAAAATTTTATAGGGGGCGGATATGTTAGAGGCTTTTTTCGAAATGGGCTTTGTAGATTGGGCGGTAGCCCTACTTTGCCTTGCCCTTTTAGAGCTTATCGGATACGCGCTTTACAAGCAGGGCGGCGGGCTATGAGAGAGTTTATGTCCCTAGAGTCTGCTTGCGCTACCTACGAAACCCCACGCAAGGCCCTGCAAAACCTATCCTATTTCGACCGAAGGACCGGGCGCGACGATAGATTTTATAGACAAGACGGGCATCTCTACGTTAGACAAAACTACAAATGTCCTCATTTTGACGACATCGCAGAGCTATATTACAGAGCCTTGGAGTGCGCCGATAGCGAAAAAGAGATAGCCAAATTTATCTCGCGCCGCACCGGCAAAAATATTAATGCGGTGTATTTCTATTTCAGAAATTTCAAATTCAAAAACCCGGACTTTGCTCGTATCGTAGCAAAACTTCTGGAGATTTTTATACGGCAAAACAATCTATTCGCGGAAGTGGGATATTAACATGGTGGATAATATATTTCAGACGATAAGAGAGACGATCGATAAAGAGCAGTTTAGAGATTATATAAGCTCAAAATACGGCATAGAGTTTAAGGGCCGCACGGCTAACGGCTTCTGCCCTTTTCACGATCACGACCACGACACGCCGAGCCTCGGCATCGCAAACGGCAAGAGCGGCGGAGCTTTCTTTCACTGCTTCGCTTGCGGAGCTAGCGGCGATATCGTGAGATTTACGGAGATGAAAGAGAGCATTCCTCCGCTTGATGCCGCCGCTGCAGTATGCGAATACTTCGGCATTCCGCACAATATCAAAAAGGGCGAACTCAGCGAGGAGCAAAAAGCGCAGATCGAGGCCAGAGCGAAGCTTTTGCAGGAGCAAAACGAAGCTCGCGCAAAAGCGGACGCCACTAAGAGAGCCGCCGCCGAAAAAAGGATGCGAGCTCGCATTGCGTCCATCGCGCCGGAGCTCGTCTCAAATTTTGAGGCCATAAGACCGACGCTCATAGAAAACGGACTGCGCGGAATTTTCGTAAACTACGAAGCCCCTACCTTTCTGACCTACTCCAAGGACGCGATAGGATATTCGCACGAGCATCAGAGCATAGCGATCATCATTCGCGACGAGCGAGGCATGCCGTTAAACATCAAATACCGAGAAAAATTTGCCTGGGATAGTAAGGCTCGCGCCATAAGCTCCGAGCGTATGAGCGGCAAATGGATAGGCGAAAGCGGAGCGGGCGCTGCGCCGTTTCCGATTAGATATTTTTTAGACAACCCGGACGATCGCGTCGTCATTTGCGAGGGCGAAAAAGACGCCCTAAATTTGATGAGCTTCAACGTAAACGCCCTAACCTTGGGCGGCGCGGGGAGAAGATGGGACGAGTATCTGGAATTGCTGCGCGGCAAGGACGTTTATATCTGGTTCGACCACGACGAGGCGGGATATGAAAACGCGATCAAAAGATATTATGAAATTAAACCCGTAGCGCGAAACACCCATATTGTGCTTTTTTATATGCTCGAAAAAGATCTGGATAAGAAATATGACATCAGCGACTGGCTCTACAACCACACCTCAAAGATCACAAACGATAATATGTTTGATCTGCTGGCGTTTAGCTGTTTCGAGCCTACCAATATCGTGATCGATGAGATTTGCGATTACTTCCCGAATTTGCGCGAGAAGCTGGCGCCCTTCCGCCGCGGAAAGATCGTGCATTATTTCGATGAAATTTTTGACGAGTTTCTGCTTACGGATAAGGACGGCAACTGCGTCAATATATTCACCGTCAGGGGCGAGCTTGACGAGCCTTTCATTAACAATATCCTTAAAAATGCAAAGGCGCTCAAGAAATCAGACGGCGATACCTACGAAAGGATCAAAAAGGCTTTTTTCGACGGCGCACTCATAGGCGAGATCGCCCAAAAAGATTGGGACAAATTCAGCACAACTTTCGACAAGTTACTTCAGATAAACAAGACCGTGCTTACGAATTACCACCAAACCCACATCGTGGATATGGTGGAGAGTTTTCTTGCTTCCATAGAGAAACTCGGATATCCTTTCGCGCAATATAAGGGCGAGCTGTATTTCTGGACGAAAACGCATTACGCTAGGGTTGATCTACGCGTGCTAAATCACTTCCTGCAAGAGTATTGGATGCCGAGGGCTTGCGTGGACGTGAAGAAAAAGAGCGTGGATAACTCCACGAAGATCATTGAAAATTTGCTTAACAAAGCCCACCCGCTCGATACGCTCAAACGCGACGAGCAAAGGCGGGTTATAAATTTAACCAACGGCACGATTTTTATCTCGAAGTATGGAAATATCACCTTTAAATCGCGCCACGAAAAGGGCGACGGCGCGCTTAATATCTTAGATTTTGCATACGATAAAAACGCTACCTGCCCGAAGTGGAATAGGTTTCTACGCCAAATTTTAGCAGACAAGGACGACATTAAAACCTTGATGGAGTTTATCGGATATTGTTTTCTGCCGAGCCATGAATTCGAAAGCTTCTTGTTTTTATACGGTAAGAGCGGCGCAAACGGCAAGAGCGTTATTCTAGACACTATCCGCAACTTTTTCGGCGAAGACAACGTTTCAAGTCTGCAGCTCCAGCAGTTTGAGGGACACCAGCTTTACGGACTTTCAAATAAGCTCATCAATATCGGAACAGAGATTGACAAGAACGGCACCGACAAGGGCCAGCTCGCAAACCTAAAAGCTCTCGTATCCACGAAAGATAGCATTATGATAAATCCAAAAAACGAGAAGCCTTTTAACCTTTTGCCAAATGAAAAGCCCAAACTCGCCTTTTCGGGAAACGCCAAGCCTAAGCAAGGCGTGGATAACGCAACGCTTCGCAGAATGGTTCTTATTAGCTTCGATAAGGAGATCAAAGACGGGCAAAAGATTAGAGGGCTTAGCGACCGCTTTAACGACGAGATGGCGGGGATTTTCAACCTTGCTCTTTCCGGGCTTATGCGCCTCGTAAAGCAGGGCAAATTTACCCGCTCCAAGCGAATGCTAAGCGAGCTTGAGGAATATAGGGACGACGTCAATCCTATGAGAGCTTTCGTAAGAGACGCCGTCATCCCCGACGAAAACTATTTCGTGCCGAATAAATACCTCTATATCCTCTACAAGACATACATCGAGGACAAGGGCGGCACCCCGCAGAAAGAGAAAAACTTTTATACAAATTTTATCGACGAGTGCACGATAAACAATATCAAGGTTGCCCGCGGAAGAAGACGGATGCCCTATCCTTTGGCGGGGCTAAGCGGCGATAGACCTCATTGCGTCTTTGGTATTAGAGCAAATGAAAATTTGGATTTTAACAAAATCAACGTGGACGGCAGTTTTATAGAAATCGGCGCCCTAAGCGAATATCAAATCGGGGGAGCTAGAAGCGATGATGAAGAATAATCTTGTCCCACGATACGGGCTTTTGTCCCGCTATTGTCCCAATATCTTGACCCGATGTCGGGACGGCGAAACCGCGCCAAAATCGGCTCTAGGGGCTCGTTGTCCCAGCGTCCCAGTATTTTTGGCTATATATTCATATATTTTTATTGCTGAATTTAAACTTAATTTACCTTTGATTTTTAAATTTTTTTCTACCGATTATATAGGGAAAATGATGGGACAGAAAGAATCCTTAAAGAAGAAAACAACGTTTTTTAGGCTATTAACCCTTGTCCCAAGATTTTCAATCTTAAAGGGACAGCAACGCCGCAAACGTCCGCCATACGGGGTTTTGAGCGGGTCAGCATTTTTCGGCGATAGTGGGACAGCTGGGACAGAAGCAGAAAAGAGGGCGCGATAATGGACGTTATGAACGAAATTCAGCAAAAAGCCTTTGACATCTATATCCAAAGCGCGAGTTTAGAGAATGACTTTACCCCTATATCGGAGCGGGCTTTAGCCAAAAAGCTTCACGATATGGGATTGAAAAGCTCTATGAGCGCGATAGGCAGATGGAAGAAGAAATTCGGATGGGTGCAGTCCCTGCAAAACAAAGTTACTTTGGCTATGAGCGAGGATAAACCCGTAAGAGATATGCTTCGTAATTCAAGCCTTAAGGCGGTCGTGGAAAACACCAAAGTAGATATTGAAAGAAACGACGTGCTTATGGCTAGCTCATATCAATTTTTTGAGAGCGAGGCGCGGGAAATTTTAGAGAAAAAACGAAACGGAGAGATCATTTCAAGGGAGGAGAGAGAGACGATGAAATTTATAGCTACGCTTAGCACCACCCGCAAGGATAAGATGCTGGATCGTATGGCACTTATGCCGCGCGACGCCGTGAGCGCGGATGAAATTTTATCGCGATTTAGCGCGATTTCGTTGGAGGTGGAAGATGACGCGATCGATATTGAGCCATCTGAAACAAGCGGCGATTAGCACAGGCTTTGCGGCCTTGATGATCGCCATATACATAGTGGTACAAAATTTATTTTAAGGAGAGAGATATGCAAATAGAAATTGCATTGTGGATTATCGTAATTTTAGGAGGCGTCCTTACGGCGACCGCCGGCATCGCAGCGTTATTTTTGAGGGAGAAAAGCCATGAATAAATTTGAGGTAGGAGACTATGTTTGCAACAAAAAAACTTTTGAAGAAAAAAAAGTCGTCGCTAAGATTTTTGAAAAAGATAGCGACACATATAGTATCTGTATGTCAAACGGAATTGCCACGGCAATGCCAAAACATATCTTAGAACGAGATTGCGTAAAGATAAGAAATTTGGACGAATTTCAAAACGAGATTGGGGCTATAAGGCACGTTCTTAAGGATACAAAATATGAGTAGTTACATACATATACCGCGTATTTATATCTGCTCGCCATATACGGCTGTGGCTAGCAGGCGCGAAGCAAGACGTATAGCGATCAGGGCGCTGGAGGAAGCCGACGAGTTTTTTGACAGCAAAGGGCTAGCCGTAGAACTCTTTTCGCCCGTGCTCGCAAACTCGGTGCAGTATGCGGATAGAAGCTACGACGAGATTATGAAAATTTGCTTTATGCAGATCGACACGTGTGGAGAGATTTTTATCCCTAGCGCCAAAACCTGCGATCTGTCTTTGATCGCCGGCTCAAAAGGCATAGGGTTAGAGATCGATTACGCAGAAGCTAGAGGATATAAGATCCACAACTGCGAAGCTTTACGCAGAGAGAAGTTTCTTCAAAATTTAAAAGGATAGAGAGATGGACATGTTTGAAATGGGCCCCGGGGCTGTTTCTTTACAAGAAGCGAGCTTCATATCCCTTAACGAATTAAGGAGCGCACTATGGCGCATAAGCCTTTTAATAAAGAGATTAAACGGCATCAGGGGCGGTATAGGATGGACATCGCGAGTATCTTCCGTCGTTGATTTTGAGCAAGGATTTCAAATCAGAATTTTTGCTAGTAGTATAGGAAAAAGGAGCTACGATATTCCATTTGGTCATGAGGTACTTTTTAAAATATACGAAGATGTGCCCGAGAAGGATGTTTACGAAATTTTAAGAGTGATTTTGCAAATTTTAAAAAAGTCGGATTTCGAAGAACCGATGTATGAAGAATATCTTAGACAAAAAAATAAAGATTTAAAGTGGAAGAAAGAATGGGGAGATAAAACCGATGAGCTATAAAGAAAAATTAGAGATTCTCAATAAAGAGATTAAGGACATCAAAAGGCAAAAGGAGAGGGCGGAAAATGAATTTTTTAAAGCCGCAGCGGAGCAGATACGAGATGATTTTCCGTTCAACAGCTCGCATAGAAATTTCCTTGATGACAGAGGATTTTTCTTTTCGACGAATGGGAAGTTTAAGTGTTCCAAAACAATCACCTATGACACATTGTTTCTTGGCGATATGGCTTTTCGCTTTTATCACGAAAAGGGACAAACCGAAAAGGTCGGAAAGGCAAAGCAAATCATAGAAAAATTATATGAAGGAGAAAGCAATGAGAGAGATTAAATTTAAGGCATTTTTGCGTTCCAATCAAAGATTGCCGAATGGAATAACGTTAGGATATGAGAAATATCCAAAAGGGATATACGAGGTGATGGAACTAAATTTTGCAAATGAAACAGCTACGCTATGGAGCGAAAAAGAGCAAACCTGCTTCGAGGTTTCTTTCCGCAAAATCGAGCTAATGCAATATACAGGTGTAAATGACAAAAACGGCAAAGAAATTTATACGGGCTTTCTCGTTAAATGGGGATTGCGCACCTA